CCGCGGACCGAGGGGCGCTTGCGTCGGCGGCCGCAGCGGCATCACCCAAGGCTCCCGCATCGCAATTTCCAGCGGCAAACGAGGCAGGGCGCATCCCTTCGGGACCGGGCTCTATTGCTGCGCAACCAAGCCCCTTCGGGTCTCGGCCCATTCGGGTAACGATCCCTTGCGCGGAAGAACGAGCAGCAACGCCGATAGCAACGGGTACGTGTTGCACAAAGGTTGACATGGGGGGTCTGCACCCCCATACCCCCAGCCCCGCAGAGCCGACACAAGGTCGGCATGCGGGTCCCCGGTTGTCTCCAGAACAGGGGGCGGCTTGAGTCAGCGCCTGATGAACAGCGCAAACAGTCATGCCGTGACCAGGACGGCAAGCGTGGAGATGAACGGTCATTGGCGCACCCCCTGCATAGCCTCGAGGCGGTAGAGCGCGGCCGTACTGCGGTCCGCATAGCGACCAGTGCGCGCGAACTGCGCGACCTGGGCAACGCAATCCTTGTATGCGCGCACTGACTGGACGTCAGCCTGCGCGATGCTTTTCGGAACAGGGCGCGAAATGGCAGCCTGAGCACGAATGCGCAGTTCCTGGCGGGATGCAATGAAATCGCTCATAGCGAAAACGCCTCCAAAAAGTCAACGGTCTGAAGAACCACACCGACACACACACACCAAATAGCCCAAAAGAAGACCCAGACCCAAGTAGGCATCATTGCAGCGCTCCATCACGGAGAGCGCCGTACAGACCCACCTGCTTCCAGTTGCGGTTGCATTCGGCGAAGCGAACCATGCTCTGCAGCAGCTCGTTTACCGAGCAGCCCAGCTCGGCAGCCGTCTCCCGAAGCTTGGCGATGATCTCGGGCTTGTCTGTGTAGTCAACGCGGGCCTTTGCAGCCCTGTACGCAGCCTTACGCGCCGCAGAGTCAGAATGCCTTGCAGCACGGCCCTTGCGCTTTTCGTTCCCGGTGCAGCCCTCATCGCTGCTCTGAGCCACCAGAGCCAGGACAGGCCTGGACACGACGGGGATGCATTCAATCTCGGGGAAAACAAGCTGCGTAGCTGGCATGGGTGGCTCCATGGGTGGATAAAATCAACATTGAAATTTCATGTACATGAAAAATCTATGTAGACATGCTACAAGAGTAATTCTTGTAAGTCAACAACAAAAATTGTTGTATCCACGAGGAGCACTAGATGCCACTGATTGAGCTAATCGACAAAGCCGTAGCAGCAGCAGGAAGCCAAGTAAAACTGGCCGAAAAGATGGGGGTGAAGCAGCAGGAAGTCAGCTCATGGCGCACGGGAAAGCGCTACTGCACAACGCCTACACGGATTGAGCTGTGCAAGATCGCAGACTACGACCTCAAGGTCGCACTGGTCGAGCAAGTGATAGAGGGATTGGACGCTACTGACGAGGTCCAGGCCGATGCAGCGAAGATGCTGCGGGCCGTAGTGGATGCGTTCCCGAACGCTGGATACTGGCGGAGGCTGTACCTTGCGGACAACATTCGCAAGGTACTACGAACGATAGCTGGGCTTCGTCCGCTTGTAGACAAGGCGCTTAACAACACTGTCCGACACCCCGTAGCGTTGACCCACACCCTTTAGCGTGTAGAGCCCCGATGCATAAGCATCAACGATTGCCGCAGCAGTCTCAGCATCGACGGACAACGATCTTCCGCAGTGAACACCACGCGCCATCGCTTCGCGCTGCCCGGCCACAGTCCTCTCCCGGATCAAGGTGCGCTCAAACTCCGCCATCGCCCCCAGGATTTGCAGCATCAAACGACCGGCAGCCGAGCCAGTGTCTATAGGCTCAGTCAGTGACTTGATAGACGCTCCCGCACGCTCAACACGATCAAGGATCTTCAGCAGATCCGACAAAGACCGCGCAACTCTGTCGAGTTTGTAGAACACGAACTGGTCACCCGATCTCAGAGACCCCAGACACTCCCAAAGGACAGGTCGATCGATCCTCGCGCCACTGGCTTTCTCTTCGAACACCTTGAGAACGCCTGCCGCACGCATCGCCTCAATCTGTAGTGCGGTATCCTGATCCTGTGTAGATACGCGGGCATAGCCTACCAACATGGCAAACTCCTGTACTGTATGGATGCACAGATGCTATTGCCGCCAATACACAACACCAACAAACACCACATGTAGAAAAGCCAAGCACAACAAATCGACACCGGGAACGAAACCACAAAACGAAAAGGGCATGACTAGATAGCCAGCGCTCTCTAAAAACGACCCAAGCGCCCTAAACAGAGACAATCATGATCAGATGGCTACTGAAACTTTTTAGCAGGACACGACGCAGCAAAAACCTGATCAAGACGCGCCGTGAGCAGGAGCGCTTTGACGTTCGATCGATTCAGTACGATCCGAAGAACTACCGCCGTCAACGAGGACAGGCTCCGCATCGTAAGGATTAAATGGCCGCTGGATGCGCCACTCATTACATGCATCACTGCTAACGTCCAGCAAACGACGCGAACCGTTAAAACACACGCAGTGGTCATTGATACACATCGCTCCAGTGATCAAAGGCATAGCAACAACCCGCCGAATCTCATCGTATGCAGGAGCAGTCCAGGGCCGATCAGAAAGCCTAGGAATAAATGCGACGCGCTCATCAGGAGCAACGACAGGCGAAGAGACCGTATTAACTGGAATATCCTGCCGGGACGGCTGAACTGATGCATTAGGCGTCACAGAAACCGGCTCTGGCGCCACAGGATGCAGACGGGCATTGATGGCCCTGTATGCAAACCAGGACATGACAAATACTGTCAAAAGCGCTGCAATCATCACAACAAGCATCCACGGAAATGACCTGACGGGTTTGACGTGAATACTTGCGCTTTTGTACTTCCCAAATACGCTTTTTGGAAGCCTATAGCGCTTTTTAATCGGCGCATTTTTCCAGCCGGTACGGCAATTATCTGCACACTCAGGCCACTCATACCACCAGCGACCAAGAATACCAAGATCACGCAAATGCACATGCCGGCCGATTAGCGCGCGCACATTAGCATGAATGAGATTCGGCCCCTGCGTGATGATGTAGAAATCTAGACCGCGATGGCGGTGCGTTTCAAGCAACGCGATCATGTCAGGTATCTTCTGGCCAGGACCAGAAGGCCGCCATATCCGCTGAACCTCATCAATGATGATGACGGAGCCATCGGGAACCGTTTCATGCCATTTTTCAGGCTCTGTCAATTCGATATGCGGAATGAGCAATTCAGGAATGCCATTCACATATAGCTGACGATCTTTACCAAGCTCTTCGAGCATGGACACAAGGGCAGCACTCTTACCAGTACCAGGATTGCCAGTAATAAGAGTAAGCATTTATGCCCCCTGCCCAGTAGTCTGCAGCGCAAATCGCTTCATTACCATCCAGGCCAAACCAGAAACGATACCGCCGCTTGTGATCGACATGGCATCAAAAAACCCCGCCATGGCCAATAGCTGCAGCACCTCAGCACCAAGACCGGCAAACGCGCCCTGTATAGAGCTTATAGCATTAGTAATAGCAGTATCAGCACCCTCATACGTCGTATAGCCAAACCCAAGAGAGACAAGCACGCGAGATACCAAGGGCCATGATATTTTGGCAAGCCATTCTGCAATACCTTCCATTAGTCGCCCCTCCTAGTTAATCCGACAAACGCTAAAGCGGCCGACAACCAAGCAAAACCAATAAGGATTGGTCTTATTCCTGTGGCAAAGTCACAAAGCAAATCCCATTGAAACGCCATAGACTGCCCCATTATCTCGAACTGGCGAGGAGCAGGGCATGAGCCATTTTCCGGCCCAACGTTCTGTTTATCTATTCGCAGCGGAATAGTCTTTTTTGGCAATTCTTTAGCCTCGATATCACCAAGCTTTTTGCAAGCAAGAATATCGGGATACATATCACACAGACCGGGATCTTTCTCAGATGGCTTGTCACCATCACTAGGATTAGGATCTGACTTGGGGTTTGGATCAGGATTAGGGCTATCCACAGGCCTGTTTATAGGCTGCAAGTCAACCTGCCACGGTGCACCAGGAGCTGGGGACGGAACGACTCTGATCCCAGGCTGGAGATACGGACTATTGTTAGGCCCAGGTGCTGCACTAGGGTCATAGCTCGGATTTTGAACCGGGTTGCCAGTAGGAACAAATAGCGGCTGCGGCTGCATTGCCGGAGAGGGATTTATAACAGGCAAGTCGATAGGATAATCGAGAGGAATAATTCCGGGTAGCTTTTCAGGTAAAGGCGTATTTTCAAGAGATTCACGAACTTTGGGCTCATAGGGAACTACGATCGTCTCGGTAGTTTCGCTTCCAATTCTAATAACAGATCCCGCAATAGCAGTTGGACCGGCATGACAATCCGCCTTCGCAGGATTTCCAGGAACCATCACTGCCCAAACGTTAGAAAGGCGAGCATTGCAAGCAGCGTCAGGAGTTGGATACTGCCCATAACCATAAACATCGGTCCAATAGCCGTTCAGCACCTTCTTTTTTTGCAGCCACTTATTACCATCCCACTCGAATTCGGTTTGCTGCCACCACTCAACAGCAATAGGAAGCAATAACGCGGCAGCAACAGATAATCCACCCGTTAATGCGGCGCCTCCCCCAATAGCGAGAGCTAACTCAACTTGCCCTAGCCGAACTCACG